TGAAGCGCCGGGTCATCTCGGGGAAGGCCCGGTCCTGGAGGTTCCCGGCGGTGACGCAGATGCCGTGGGCATCGAGCCGACAGTCGCTCCACGTCGGGCAGGGGACCTTGATGCACGGCTTGGTGGCCGGGGTGGTGGGGTTCTCGTCGTTGGCCTCGGTCCAGAGCCAGGGGTGCGACATGACGTCGGAGATGTCGGGCGACTCGGGGATGAGGAGCCCGCCCCGGGGTGCGCGCACCGTCGGGAGGTCCAGCAGCCCGGAGGCGGCGTCGATGGCGTACAGGTCGTAGAGCGGGGTCGACGGAGCGCACCAGCCGCCGGAGGCGAGGAGGTTCTGCTGGGCCGTGAGGCCGGTGAGGGCCTGGATGACGTCCCAGTCCTCCTCCTGCGAGCCCGACGCCGTGAGCGTGGCCGGGATCGGCAGGTTGAACCGGGCGACCGGCATGTTGGGCGAGGGGTCGTTGAGCATCTGCGCCCGGGCGGTGGCGGCGGCGGCCACCTCGGTCAGCCCCGCCAGGCGGGAGCCGGTGACGATGCCGGGGAGGTCGGCGGCGGCGACGATGGTGACGCCGGGGGTGACCGGGCCAGCGGGCACGGCGGGAGCGGAGCGCCGGACGGAGCGAGCCGAGGGGCGGGAGACGGGCGCAGCAGCGGCCAGCACCGGCTCGGGCTCGGGCTCGGTGACGACCTCGACCTCGGCCTCGGGCGGCTCGTCGGGATCGGGCTCGGGCTCGACGGGGCTCTCGGCGTCCTCAATGCCCTCGGGGTGGACCTGGGCCAGCAGGGCGGTGCGCGCTTCGGCGTCGGCCTCGGCGGCGACGGCCCGCTGATCCTGCTCGCCCTTGATGGCCTGGATGGCGGAGGCGAGGGCGGTCAGGTCGGCGACCGGGGTGTCGGGGTTGTCGTACAGGGAGTCGAACGAGTCGACGGCGTCGGCCAGCAGGGAGGCCAGGTCCGCATCGGAGAGCGGAGTGAGGTCCTCCGGCACGACGAGGTCGCCCTCGGCGGTCAGGTTGCCGAGCGTGAGCCAGGCATCGAGGCGGGAGCGGAGCATGGCGGCCCTCCAGTGGGCGTGAGCGGGACTACGGGAGGCCGCTACAGGCCGGGGCGCCGGGCCGCTACAGGCGGGGCGAGGGGAGCGTAACGCGGGACTCAGGCGGCGTCGATCCGCCCGCCACGGCGGCGCACGGCACGCTGGGCCGGGAGGAGCGTGGCGAACTGCTCGACGGAGCCGTCGGTGTAGGTGACCTTCCAGGGGCCGACCCGGGCCGGGGTGGCCGAGGCGACGAGGCGCTGATTGACGCCAGGCTGGTTCTTCTTCATGCAGCCGCAGGCCACGAGGCGCTCCTAGGCGTGGACGAGGGCGGCCAACTCGGCCCGCCGGGTGGAAGGGTCACGACCGATGGAGGCGGCGATGGCCTCACGTTCGGTGTCGAGGGTGAACAGGGCGGCCCCGGCGACGAGGGAGAGGAGCCGGTCGCCCTTGTGGCGGGCGTTGAGGGTGGGGCGGTGGGGCACCGGGAAGCCGGGCACGTTGACGGCGAGCACGGCGACCAACTCCGAGCCGATGCCGGGGATGCCCCGCCAGTCGCCGGAGACGTCGGCCGCCCGGAGTGCGCGCACCGACTCGGGCGAGGCCGTTGGGCGCATGGCCCCGGCGAGCCAGATGCCGAAGGCGTCCTCACCGCAGGCCACGTCGGCCACGGCGGCCCCGGTGTGGTCGTAGTGCGCCTTGGCGGGCGAGGCGGCCAGGGAGATGTGGGCGTGATCGGTGTCGAGCGTGATCGCCCCGGTGGCGATGCGGGAGCCGTCGGCGCAGAGCACCTCCCCGGAGCGGAAGTAGGCGTAGGACGTGGCCGAGCGAGGAGCCCGGATGCAGCGGTCGCCGAACGAGGTGTGGCAGGAGTCCCAGAGGGCCAGGTGGCCGTAGACCCGGCCGTCGTCGGTGACGGTGAGGTGGGTGGGGGCGGAGAGCCCGGGGTCGGCGTACCAGTCGGCCGGAGGGGTGAGGAGGTGGGGTAGGCCGGAGGCGACCAGCGTGGCGGCGGAGAGGGCGACGTCGGTGACCTCGTTGGCGGCGAGGAGGGCGAGGCGGTCGAAGGGCAGCGAGGCCGGGGCCTCCAGGCCGTCGAGGGCGGGAGCCCCGTAGCCGAGGGTGAGGTGGGGGATGAAGTGGGGATGCGAGCCCGAGCCCGTTGCGAACGAGGCCACGAGGTCGTCGGCCAGGAGGGCTGCGCGCAGGCGCTCGAACTCGTCGGCCTCGACCAGCAGCACCCGGGCGTCCTCGTCGCCGAGCACGGCCCGGCCCTGGACGGCGGCATCGAAGGCGGGGCCAGCCACGGTGGCGAGCGTGGCGAGGAGCGACTCACGGTCGGAGTCGGAGAGGGAGCCAGCCTGGCCGAGATAGGCCAGCGTGACGTGCGCCGGGCCGTCCGCAGAGGCGTCCAGAAGGCCGTCTATGGAGCCCTCCGCCGGGAGAGCCACGAGGGCCGCCCCGGAGGGCACGTCATCCTCCTCGGGCTCCTCAGGGGCCTCAGCGGGCGCTTCCCCGCCGGGCGGCGGAGCGGCTTCCTCGTCGTCGTCCTTGGGCGGGAAGGGCGGGGCGCCGACGAACTCCTCGTAGGACTGACCAGCGGGCGCCAGCGGAGCGGGCACGAGGTCGACGGTGAAGCGGTCGCCGTTCATGCGGACGAGGGTGGCGGGCACGACCGTCCCGCCCAGCAGCAGGCCCACCTCGCCGGAGGCGGTCATCACCACGGTCGGGGCGTCCACCTCCTCCTCGGCGTCGGGATCGCCGGGGCCGGAGCGCAGGTGGGCACCGGCGAAGGCCGGGAAGGCGACCAGGGTGGTGCCCATGATGGCGGCGTCGTGGAAGCGGACCTCCTCGGGCATGCCGAAGATGGCCTCCTCGTCGCCCTCGGGCATGACGACCTCCACGTCGGCGTCGGCGTCGATGTCGACGGAGTTGCCTCGGAGGTAGCCCTCGTTGAGCCTGCGCGCAGCCTCCCGGCCCTCCTCGGAGGCGAGGTCGAACGTGCCGTAGCCCCAGACGACGGCGCCACGCTTGACGAGGCGGTCGAGCACGCCGACCTGCACGGCCCCGGAGTGGCCCTCCCACGACTCGATCTGCCACATCAGCGGGAGGGGCGGCTCCCGCCAGCGGAGCGACCCGGGCATGAAGATGCGGCCGTCGCCGGTGGGCTCCCCCTCGAAGGCCAGAGGGCCGTGGAACTCGGCGGGCGGCCCAGCAGCCGGGGCGGCCTCGACCTCGGGCTCCTCGGCGTACAGGGCGGCGATCTGGGCGTCAGCGTCGGCTTCGTTCTCGTGGCACCCGGCGACGGAGCCGTCGTCGTCCTTCACGACGGCGATGCCGTCGCAGCCGGGGGCGTCGGTGCTCTTGTGCCAGGGCATCAGGGGGTCACGCTCCGGCCCATGTTCCAGGCCGTCCCGTTCCAGAACATCTCCCCCGGAGCCCCAGCCGTGCGGCCCTGGACGTACTGGCCGAGCGTCCAGGCGGAGATGGGCGCAGCGGTGATGCCGAGGGCCGTGGCCTGCGTGGCGTCGGAGGGCGGGTTGGAGCCCGGAGGGAGCCAGGTTCCAGGGGTGCCCGCCGTGCCCTGCGTGGCCGGGGCGGGCCCGCCGCCGCCGGAGCCGCCGCACGACTGGAGCACGTTCGCGATGCAGCCTGCTACTCCCACGAGGGGACCTCCTTGGTCATGCCGGTGCCCAGGAGAGGGTGACCGTGGTGCCGCCCAGGGCGGCCAACTCGGGGTGGTCGGCGCCGAGGCTGTCGACCTGATGGACGGTGAACACGGTGCCCGCCGGGGGCACCTGGAACTGGCCGGTGGCGGCCGAGGGGTTGGTGCGGAACAGGTACGGGCCGAGCGGCGAGCCGTTGACCGAGACGACGACCGGGGTGTCGTCGGCGATCCGTTCGGGCGTCCACGGTTGCGGCGGGGTGACCATGAGGGCGGCGGCGGCCCCGGGGAAGTGGGTCGCCGGGCCGGTGCCGGTGCGGGTGCCGACCGCGCCCCCGCCGGAGGAGCCGCAGACTTGCAGCACGTTGGAGATGCACCCTGCCACTCCCATCAGGCGGAGCCTACGGCATCGGGCGGAAGCGGGTACAGGGCGGCGGCGGCGGCCTGGAACTCGGCCTCGGCCTCGGGCGAGGCGCCCATGTCGAGGTGGTGGAAGCCGACGTCGGCGGAGTCGGGCCGGGAGGGCACCGGGGTCGAGGCCGCCCAGCGAGCCGTCCAGTCGGCGTGGAGGCGGTGGAGGGCCTGCTGACGGCGGCGAGTCTCGGCCCGCTCGACGGCGGTGGGGGGCGGCGGCTTGCGCTTGGTCATAGCGGGAGCACTCCGTTCCAGGTGGAGCCGAGCATGGCGTCCTTGCCGGGCCAGGAGTAGCCGCCCTTCTTGCCGATGTTGCCCATCCCATAGGGCTTATAGGCGGCGGCCTCCTCGGCCGAATAGCCGATGCGGGAGAACTCGAACGGCGTCGGATAGTCGGGGTGGCCGGGGGCGACAGCCTTGGAGCGGGCGATGAGGGCGTCCAGGTCCCTGCGCGCAGCGGCCCGCACCGGGGCCGAGTAGAGGTCGAAGTATTCGTCGAGGCGGCGCTCCACCCGGCCGATCATCATGCGGACGTCGCCGGAGGCCTGCCACTCGGTCCAGCCGAAGCCCTGCTTGGCCCAGGCGTAGCCGCCGACGTCGATGTTCGCCATGAGCGAGACGTCCTCCACTCCCCAGGCCCGGTAGAGGTCGAAGGCGGCGTCGTTGATCCGGGTCGCCATGCCCTGGCCCTGGACGGCTTCGTCGAGGCGCCAGTAGTCGTGGTGGACCTCCCAGCGGTCCCCGTTCTTGAACAGGGTGCGCTCCAGCGTGCCGACCGGGAGGTTGTCGGCCCCGTAGATCGACGTCTCCCAGCCGATCGTGTCCTCCCGCAGATGACGCACCTTGACCGGGCCGACGTGGAGCCCGACGTCGTTGAAGTGGTGGTTGTAGAGGCTGGTGAGGTCCTGAGAGAGCGGGAGGCCGTGGTTGACCTCCCAGGCGCCGGAGGGGCCGGTGTCGAAGCGGCCGGAGGGCACCTTGCCGACGTGGAAGCCGGAGGTGTTGAACGAGGCGCCGGTGCGCGCAGGCGGGGCGGGCGGCGGCTTCGGCGGAGGCGACGGCTTGGAGGTGGTCGGCACGAACGTCGTGCGGGGCGACGGAGGCCCGAGAGCGGTGGGACCCTTCGGGGCCAGGCGAGGCGGGGCGGGCGCCGGGGGAGGAGGCGGAGCCAGCGGCATCCCCTGGTTCTCCCGAGACGTCTCCCCGGGAGTGTCGACGTAGAGCACGACGCACCGACACTGGATCACCTCCTCAGCGGGGCCGGAGGGGTCCCCGGGGAACTTGAGGCGAGCCCCGCCGACGACGAAGGCGGAGTCCCGGGGAACGGCCTGACCATCGGCAGCGGCGTGCGTCGGGCGGGTGCGGCCGTCGGAGGTCGCCAGCCACTCCTTGAACCGGGGGCCGTGCTCGCCGAGGAGCGCCATCCCCTCCTCGTGACCTGCGTTGACAGCGGCGTGAACCTCGGTGCGGGCGACGACCTCTGCGCGCTGCTCGTAGACACCGTCGGGGCCGAAGTCCCGCCACAGTTGGTTCTTCATCTCCTCGATGGAGGCGCCGGAGGCGATGCCCTCGGAGATGCGGCGGCGGGCATCGAGCCAGAGGGAGTCGGAGAAGCGCACCATGCGATTCGTGGCGGCGTCGGCGTGGCGCACGGCGGAGGAGGCGTGGACCCGGGTGAGCGTCCCGGCGGCCAGGTCGGCCTGGGCGTAGGCGAGGTCTTGGCCCCGGCCGACCCAGGCGGAGAGCCCGGCGGCCCCGTAGTCGGCGATGAGGAGCGGGTTGAGGTTGGCGGCGACGAACTCCCCCCAGGGCTCCTCCACGGCGGAGGCCGTGAACGTCCCGGCGGCGGCGGAGATGACGGCGGGCGCCAGCACCTTCCTCATGCCCCGCATGAACACGGCGAGGAACTCGTCGGTCAGGAGGTCGAGGGCGGCCTCGTACTCGTCGACGAACTCAGCCCGGGAGGGCAACGTAGGCCCCCAGGGCCAGGGCCAGGTCGGCGTAGGCGTAGGGCTTCTCGTAGAGCAGGAGGCCCCGGGTGTAGGCGTCGAGGGCGGTGCGGAGGGGGTCCGGGTCGCAGGAGTACCGGGCGGCGACCTCGGGCACCCGGTCCCAGGCAGCGTGGAGGAGGTCGTCGAGGGAGCACTCCTTCCCGTTCTTCTCCAGGGTGCGCGACCGAGCCTCGGCCCGCTCCAGAGCCCGGAGCACGAGGGCATCGCAGGCGGCGACCAGCCCGGCCTCGACGGCGGCCTCGCCGGAGGGGAGTTGCGCGGGCTCGGGCGGGGAAGCGGGCGGGCCAGCGGCCGGAGGCCCCGGGGCGGCCGGTGCCTCCGGTGCCGCCGGGAGCGCCGGGGGCGCAGCCGGAGCGGAGGGCGCCACGACGACAGCGGCGCCGACGTCGATGCCGCCCATGCGGAGGTAGACGAGGGCGTTGGCGGGGTCGGCCAGGGCCAACTTGACGCCGAGCATCCGCAGGAACTCGGCCGGGGCGGGAGCGTCCGTCTCGTCGAAGCCGACCTCCCTCCGGGTGGCCTCGGTGCCGATGAGGAGCCGGTCGTAGGCGCCGACAGCATCCTCGGAGCGGTCGGGCCGGAGCCGGAGCGCCGAGGAGTCGTACCAGAGCATCCGCCCCTCGACGTCGGCCACGCCGAGGGCCTCCAGCACCGGGCGGTAGAAGCCGACCGTGAGCCCGTAGCACATGAGGTCGAGGGTGGGCTCCACATGGATCGTGACGGCGGCTTCCTCGATCTGCCAGGCCGACCAGTGGTTCGACTCGCCCAGGCCGAGGAGCACCTCGGCGGGCATGTCGAGGGAGGTGGCTACGCGACGGATCGCCGAGTCCCGCAGTTCGATGATGCGCTCGTCGAAGGGCGTGGCGAACGAGACGTGGCGCACGGCGTCGGCCAGAGCCCCGGGTACGCGCAGCAGCAGCGGCACGACGGCGGAGGCCGACTCCGGGTCGCCGATGGGCACGGTCATCGACTCGACCAGGACGTCGAGCAGGTCCCGGTGGACCTCGGCCCCGGTGACGGGGTCCCGGGTCGGGGGCAGGGAGGCCTCGGAGGGCACGACGAACACGCCAGCCCCGGCGAGGCGGGAGAGGGCCTCGGCCCGGACACGGCCCGAGAGGAGCGCCACCTCGCGCAGAGCAGGGAGGGCGGCCCGGGTGGGGGCGTCGGCCTGCCAGCGCCAGCGAGGGTGCGGGCGCCAGATGCGAACGACGAGGGCGGCCGGGGAGAGCGAGCGGTAGCCGCCCGGCGTCGACTCGTCCCGCACCCGGAACGAGTCAGCCCCGGCGGAGGCGATGTCGTCGGTGGAGTAGACGTTCCACGAGACGAGAGGCCCCTCCCCCTCAGGGTCGTCCTCGGCGGGCTCGCCGACGAGGTACGAGGCCCCAGCCACGAACAGGTGGATGGCGATGTCGAGGAGCACCTGGGCCTGACCGGCGGCCCCGCCGCCCAGCATGGCGAGGGCCTGCTCGCCGACCGGGGAGTCGTCGGGGGCGGGGTCGTCGCCGGGGGTGCCGGGGATGAGCGAGGGCACGAGGAGTGCGCGTGAGCAGGCGTTCCCCATCCAGTTCGAGGCGAAGCGCAGTTCGCCCATCGAGTCGTAGAAGGCCCATGCCTCGGCCTG